AAATTTTTGAAGCGATCAAAATTTTCCTAAATGGTTTACGCTAAAAGCACTAAATAAAATAGACGGAGAATTTATGACCACTTTAACTGAGCAATTAACGAAGATTGTCAAGTCTTCAAAGATCTTTAGTGAGGATATTGTAGAGGATGAAGATAATATTCTTGGGACTATAGATAAATATCTAAACGAATCTGTAGCAGTTAAATGTAAAGAAGTATTGGAAGATTAGTCTACAATGTCTATGTGGAAGAGAGAGTAAAAAATATGCTAGATAAAAATATCCTAACCGAATCACAGAAGAAAGAACTTGGCAAGATTATTGATAGTCTTGTGGAAGAAAGAGTTCAAGAGCGTCAATCTAAATTTGTCAAGAAGTATACTAAGTTCATCGTCGAAAGTGCAACATCTAAGGTAGTTGAGAAGATGCGAGATGGTCTTATGTTGAAGGTAGAAGAAAAGATTGATGAAGTGAAGTCTAAGGCAAATAAAGCATGTCGTTCTGTATTATCTGAGTCTGCATCTAGAGTTGCATCTATTAAGAAGCAACACCGTAGACTTGTTGAAGAGTTTAAAATCTCTGCTCCTAAGATGATCAAGGATCTTGCAGAGAAGAAGGCACAACAGTTATCAGAGGAATCAAGAGGTGCTTTGGAAGAGAATGATCGTTTGAATTCAGCGTTCAAAGGGTTTTCTGATGCGATGGCAAAAGCAGGATACCTTATCAACGAAGATGTAGATCACGTTATTGAGAAGGAACGCACAGAGAAGAGAATGCTTAGAACAAAGTTAATTGAGTCGAGAAGAAATAATAAACTCTCTCAACTAACCGAAGGAATGTTACCTGGACAGAAGAAGAAGGTTATTGAATTACTTGAAGATTGTGTTACAGAGAAGCAAGTGGAGGATCGCTTTCTTACGGTTAAGGTAAAAGTACTCGCAGAAGATCGTCATGTTGAGACTGAGAACATTAATACATTGAAGAAGAAGCAAGCAATTTACGAAGAAGAAAATATGGAAGATAGACTATTTGATAGTCTTATTGGTAGTTCTAAAGCATATATCGAAAAAAATATATAAAAATTGTATGAATTATTATAATCTCGTGCTAAATAGAATTGTATAACAAAATTACATTATGTCTTTCCAGAAAGGAAATGGAGAAAAGATGTCTACTAAAAAAGGTTTGAATTTCGATTCACTTATTTCAGACCCACGCCAAGAAATTGTTAAGCGTTGGGACCGTGAGGGATTCTTAGAGGGTATCGAGAATCCTGTAGCAAAGATCAATACGGCATTGGTACTTGAGAACCAGTTCTCATACCTTACCGAAGATGGCGGTACTTCTATCGCTGATGTTAATGTTATGAAGAAACTTACCATTCCTATGGTTCGTCGTGTATTCCCTGGACTTATTGCTCATGACTTGGTTGCAGTTCAACCTATGAGTGGTCCTGTTGGTCTTGCTTATGCCCTTCGTCGTCACCGTTTGAGTCAGAATGGTGGAGTTGAGATTAATGGTGTGAGTTCAGATCCTGCATCTACCAGTTATCAAGCACCAGCAACTCGATATGCAAATATCGAAGGTGACGTTGATAAGGCACAACCAGATAGCACATGGTCTGGTCCTGTTACTGGATGGGCTGGAGAACGTATCGGTGATGATGCTAAGTTGTTTGATAGCATTGACGCTGGTGGTGGTCCAACCACTTACGAAGCACAAGAAATTGGTATCAGCGTTATCTCTAAGGAGATCCGCGCATGGACCCGTAAACTCCGTGCAAGATTCCCAATTGAAGTTCAGCAAGATTTGAACGCTATGCATAACATTGATATTCGTCGTGAGTTGACTGATGTTATGAGTTACGAGATCACCGCTGAGATTGACCAAGAGATTTTGGCAGCAATCAAGCATCGTGCTCAAGCTGGTGGTGTTCTTACCTGGACTTATAACGTAACTGCTGATGGTCGTTGGCAAATCGAGAAGTATCGTACACTTATGACCATCATTAACAATGCAGCAAATGAAATCGCTGTAGCGAACAGAATTGGTGCTGGTAACTTCATCATCGCTTCTCCTCGTGTTTGTTCTGTGCTTGAGAGTCTTCCTGAGTTTACCATTTGGACTCAAGATGCTAAGTTGAATACTCTTGGTACTCCTGCACCTAACGCCAAGGTTGGTACAGTTGGTCGTTACGGTGTTTACCGTGATATCTTCGCAACTTCAGATTATGCTTGCGTTGGTTACAAGGGTGGCAGTACAAATGATGCTGGTATCATCTACGCACCATATGTTCCTGTTATGTTTGATGAGGCGAAGGGTCCAGAATCCTTCCATACTCACCTTGGTGTTATGACTCGTTACGCAATTGTAAGTAACTTGTTTGGTAGTGAGAACTACTACCGTTACATCAACGTGTCCTTCGCTGGTGATGTTGCCAACTCTACTGTTGGTACTCCTGCTGGTGATCCGTTCAGCAACTACGAACGTGCGCCGAAGGAACAAGAAACATCTAATAACTGGGATAGTCAAGGCCCATCTGGTCCTTAGTCTGAACCAGCAATTAAGATTCGAAAAAGAGGAAGAGTTCAATCTCTTCCTCTTTTTTTTATACTATAACACTTTGATCATACTAAATAGTATAGACAGCAATTTCAGTTCTTAGGAGAACATATGTGGAATAGAAGAATTAAGAAAAGCATGAATCAGTGTAAGTTAAGTACATTCTTGGAAGAGATAGAAGATGATGCTCCTGAAGGACTTGATAATCCTGGAGATCAACTTCGAGAAGCAGTTCAAAAACTTATAAAATCGGGGAAGATTCGTCCAGAAGATGTTGGAATGGAACAAGAAGAAGCACAAAGTGTTAGTGATGCTGCTGCTGAGACTAATGATAAGGTTCAGGATGTAGAGGATGAGGATGGAGAAGTTGAGCCAGAAGTTGAGCCAGAAGTTGAGCCAGAGGTTGAAGAAGGCGAGTCTTTTGAGATAGGAGATAACCCTGACGATAAACAACAGATGGCAGAAGCACAATTCGCTCGTAAGGATTATAATGTTGTCGTAGATGTTATTACTAATGCTGCTGACAAGATTGTTGAAGAAGGTGCAAAAGATGTGAGTAAGATTAAGTCAATTCTTGCTAAAGAGTTTGCAGATATATTCCAAGCAGATAATCCAAGATTTGATATTGATCGATTCATGAATGCTATTGGTGAGTAGAAATACTATACAACAATATCAATAAGATTTCCTGTATCTTTTTTAGGTTTATAAATATCAAGGAACTTCCTTTTCGGGAGTTCCTTTTTTATTTCTATGATAGGGATAATCTTTCTGTTAATCGGAATGACGATAGGAATGGTTTGTGTTTCGATTCTCATTTGAACATACAATCCTGTACTTCATTTTGAGACTTCTTAGAAGACTTCTTTTTTGTTTTCTTTTGGATCTTCTTGATTTCTTTTGCCTGTAGGTTTGCCTTCTCTATAATATCCTTGCTCTTTTCTTTTGCCTTATCAATGATATTATTCGCATCATCTAATAGGTCTTGAAAGCAAAACTCTATAAGATCTGTTTCGCATCTAGGACACTTACCATCTTTCATGATCCCACCCTTCGCAATTAATTCTCCTTTTTGTTCTGGGAACCATTCACAATCTTTTCTAGTCTCTGTAAGTTTCTGACCACATCGAACGCAATGACCAGACTTGAGAAAGTGTCTTCGCTTTACATAAATGCGCTTGATTTCTTTATCAGTAAGTCCAGGTGAATGTATTCTTTTATATTTATAGATAGACATCACAGTGAGTCCATTATTAGTTTAGATTCAAGATCTAATTCAAGATCAGAAGGTTGAGAAGAATGATTCAATAAAATTGATTTAATATTGATAAAATCATCAGTAGACATATCATACCCAGATGATTTTAGGTATTTTTTAATGGCAACCACAGCATCGTCAGAACTACTCATATAACACCTTCCTTCTATTGGGTCAACCCAAGTTCTATCAATTCATCACTATGTTCAATAACACGCTCTGCCAACTTGTTATAAAAATCCAACCGCATCTCTAGATTCGTTTCTTGGTTCACATCTTCAAGTGCTGCACTCAATAGATCCCGACTTGGGAGGTACGTTATATCTGCCATGATCGATACTCCTACTGCTAAAGTTTTTCATCTCTGATTCATAACACTCAGGACAATATGTATGAGAAATCTCATCTGTCTCTACATCACGTTTAACCCATTCGTAATTTTTATTTCTAACTCGTTTACATACACAACACATAACGATTAGTTTATTTTTCATTTCACGCTACCTTCTCCATCTCATTATTTAGAATTCCCGACTTCTCGATAATGTACTTACTTGCTTCCTCTGCAAGTTTACATGCCTTATAGATGAACTTGTCACCATTCTTCCCCTTAGCGGTGTTCTTCCAATTCTTAATGTAGGCAAGATTCTGTTTATCCATATACCCGTTGATATTCAATTGCATACAGAGATACATAGAACCAAGTTCTGCAACCAATTCTTCCATTGCTCTTGCGTCTGTATCAAAATGGTATGCAGAACAATCACGATTGACACGATTCTTATGTGCGGTCCAATGTACCAATTCATGGAGACATGTGACGCACCACTGATCAACATCGTCATACTGTTGAACGTGAGGAAGTTCAATATGGTCTGTAGTTGGGATGTAGTGTGCGCTATTACTCTTTCGATGCGAGTAGTCAACTTTCATGATATCGAAGATATTGATAATGTCTTCATTGACAATCATGTCTTCATTCATGATTTCATTATCAATCTTGGGTAGTTCAAGACCTTCAACCTGTTCTACATTGAATAAACACCATGATGTTGCGAATGGAATATTTTTAACTGTACCATCATCCTGTTTGATCTTTCCAAACTTCCATGCAATCAAACGTGTGGACTTGCTACCTTTGCTCAACTTTCCCTTTGCTTGACGGATTTGATTGAATGTGAGATATCGTGGATCTGAAAAGTCAGACAAAGCACATACAAGAATATTATGCAATCCTGAGTATGGTCGTTTACTAATGGCATTACGATAATTACTATCGATTGTTCGCCAAGGACGCACCCACTTGAGATCCTTTTCCGACTCAGCATCTTTCAATGCTTCCAGAATAATATCAGAGAATTCTTTCATCGCACTTTTCTTTTCAATCATCTCTATCTCCTAGAATTGACGATACGCAAGCGTAGGAACAAAACCAAATACTTCTGTGAGATATTCACTATTCATCTTCTTAAGACTTCCGTTATCATTATACTGTTCACGACTACAGAATGAAAATGAGATTTCCCTTTCTCTTCCATCGTACTCTGCCCAATATGACTTATAAGAATCTACTGAATCATTATATCCAGAACACCCTCTATGCTTTGCCATTGCAGTTTCTCGATCAGGAAATAGAAAGTATATTTGTGAACCAAGAGTTACTCGCACATAACCACCACATTTACCGTATTTATTAACTGTGTATTTTTTGTCAATGTCAAACCGAAAAGTTTCGCCATCTATAGAACACTTCATGATTTAATCCTAGATATCTTTGGGACAGTTCAAAAGCTCCGCACCGCGAATCTTCGCCAATTTTGCTTCAAGATGTTCCAAAGGAATCCCTGTTGCGGCACTTAGATATTCCATGGTTTCTTCTTCACTTACATATTCATCATTATCCAACCGATTTCCAATTTCTTCATAATACTCATCAACACTAATTTCATCTTCGTCTTCATCTTCATGGTTCATATAGTCAGGATTCATTTTGGATATTCCTTTTTCAATTTTGAAAAACTTCTTCGAGAATTCTTAGAACAATACTTTTTTGATACATGAACATTGCATCGAAAAGTTACTTTCGTTGTTGCTCCCTTCAAGCATTCATTTGGGTTAACTGTTAGCGTTTTCACAAAACTACCTCAGTTCTATCGGTTGTCAATGTAACGAAAGCATAATTCTCTCTAAGGAGATGCGCGAGATCCTTTGCATTCACTTCGATCATTCCGTCAGTACCGATGCCTACCCATTTATCAGTCTTGACATTAACCGCTTCAAGCATGGCAACAAGATCATTTGTGAACTTTTCTCGAAAATTAATATCCTTTTCCTCTGAGATCTTTTCTTGTTTTTCTTTCTCAGTGACAATAAAATATCTATAAGACTTTCCCCATCCTGGTGCACCAACACGCTTGAGATATCCCATATCTACCAACTTAGCAATATGATATCGTACAGTTGGGGTTTTGACACTCTTACCCATCTTCCCAAGAACGTATGCAATTGTATCAATTGACGTTCCATTGACAATCCATTCCCTAGAACCTCTTTTCTTATCTTCGGGATTCCACCATCCCTCTACATCTGTATCCTTAATTTCTCCACTCATTGTACCCAAGATCAATTTATCAATTTCGTCCATCTTTCGTGTGCGTCCCATTTTAACCTCTCCAGTTTCTAGAAAAAAGTTTGTTCTTTTGATTATTGATATACTCATTGATTTCATCCATCTCACCATCAGAGAGGAAGAATTCCCCGTCAGATTTAATTCCAACCGCACCCGATGGTAATACTCGAACGGTGAAGTTTTCCAAATCTCCAGTATATTCATCTTTACGACTAAGATCAAATGCGTAATCTGTTACTTTCTTTTTATTCTTCATGATCCTTCCTCCCTCATTCAATGTTACTATTATATCACAGATTCCAAAGAAAGTCAATCTAATTCTTATTTTTATTTATTGAACACCGTAATAGCATCTGCGAGATTCGTCGGGATACTGATTATCAGATCCATCCTCGCCAAAGATAATTCCAGGTTTTGCACCTTCTGGAACGTCACGAGATGTGAGATATAGGAATCCATGATAATTACCCGTATCCATTAAAACATTTTCCAGAACAGTATTCACGCCCATACGCATCGAAGCATCTCCATATTCTGACTGATTCATATTATTAACCATGTTAAGCAACTTTGCGACCTTAAAAGTTTTCTTACTCATTTTCGTTTCCTTTACAGTAAACCTTCATCAACAAAAGAAGTGTAACTATCTCCAATAATAACATGATCCAAAACGCGGATGCCAAGAATTTCTGCTGCATCCTTGAGTCTCTTTGTCAGTGCAACGTCTTCGCGACTTGGTGTAACATCTCCACTAGGATGATTATGAACAAAAGCAACAGCAGCAGCACTATCCAAAATTGCTGGTTTGAAGACTTCACGAGGATGAACCAAAGATGCAGTCAATGTTCCTAGACTGATCAAATATCGATCAATAACAACATTCTTCTGATTCAGAGTCAGAACATGAAATGATTCTCGATCCATGCGGGCGATATCTTTGCAGTAACGATATATATCTCCACCAGCAGAGATTTTCGGACCTTCTGCTTCACGCACTTGCGAGATAACCATTTTAATTTCGGACGAGTAAGATTTCATTTTGTTCTCCGTAAGTCTCATTCAATATTACTATTATACCATAGATTCCAAAGAATTCAAGAACCATTTTCGATTTTTTATAGAAAATAATTAACGAGTCCAAATATGTTCGTAACTGTAAAGAAACATTGCATTCCAGCAATCCAGTAGTTCTTTGTTTTAATACCCCAAACGATACCAATTAGAGAAGATATCAACCAAACAACCCAACCCACATGTATCTGATTTGATACAAGGAGTGCCCCTAACATTGCGGAAATTGAGAATAATGCTTCGATCTTTTTCATGTCTTTCCTCATTTCTATAACTATATTATACCATAGATTCCAAAGAATGTCAACAATAAAAAATAAAAAAGATTCTCCTTGCATTATGATGGTCGTGTGATATACTCTCGATATTGGAGGAATAATGCTAGGTTGGATTGGATCTTTACTTTTGAGTTTCTGTGGGATTCCACAAGCGATCAAATCGTATCGAACCAAACAAGCGGATGATCTATCATGGTTATTCTTAGGCATGTGGGGAGTTGGTGAAATCTTCACATTGATCTATGTGATACAGTCAAATATTATTTCTGGTATGTTTCAATATCCATTGATTATGAATTACACGTTGAATACTATAATTATTTGTTACTTGGTCTATGTAAAAATAAAATACTCAGGAGAGAATTATGAAAAATCTAAACGTTAATGAAAGAAGAGTTCTCACAGACATGCGTGAGAAGATAGAGAGTGAAGATCATGAACTTCTGTATCTGGTGCGCTTCGGATCTCATCTGTATGGTACGAATGGTCCAAACTCAGATGTTGATTTCAAGGGAGTCTTTCTTCCTAGCATGAAGAGTTGTCTCTTGGGGAATGCTCCTAAGCATTTCACCTCTACTACAGGTGAGAGTGGTAGTAAGAACAGTAAGGATGATATAGACGTTCAACTATGGAGTCTCCAGTATTGGATGAGTCTTGTTGGTAAGGGTGAGACTAATGCGCTGGACCTACTGTATAGTTTTTCTAACCAGTCTGCGAGTGTGTATATGGATGATCGTATGCCAAATCTCTTCGCTAATCACAGCAAACTGTTTAATTCACATGATTGTAATTCATATGTTGGTTACGCAATAGGTCAGGCACGGAAGTATGGAATCAAGGGTTCACGTTTGGGTGTCATGAAGAAAGTTATGGAATTCCTGGACCTCAATCATCTGGATGACTTCTGTCTAGGTATGTGTCTACGTGATGTAATCGAAGATCTTATCAAGAACTGTGGACAGGAGTCATATTGTTTTGTTAAGGATCTCAAGGGTGGTCACGATGAAATGAAACCATATCTGTGTCTCTGTGGTGCCAAGCATGATCTAACAATAAGTCTTGAAGAATTCTACAGAAGAGTCAAGTCTGCTCATGATCATTACGGTAATCGTGCAAAGGCAGCAGAGGAGAGTGATGGTGTAGATTTCAAGGCACTGTCCCATGCACTAAGGGCACTTGATCAAATGTCAAGTCTTCTTATGTTTGGTAAGATAGATTATCCTCTACATACTGCTAATCATCTGAGGGATGTTAAGGAAGGTAAGTACACTTGGGCAGAGGTTGAACCTATGCTCCAGGACGGACTGCATCAGGTTGAACATTTCCTTGAGATTTGCACACCAATAAACAAACTCGACAAGGAGTTTGTAGATAACGCTATTGTTGAATTTTTCTATAGTTAAGAAGACTAAATAATTATATGTGGGTGAATGGTATCGACTGGAAGAGGGAAAACTGAACTGCATGTAGGTGAGGCAACCTTGGCACCTTAAAAATGGTTGTACAAATTAATTAACGCAACACTAGCACTTGCTGCTTAAATAGCAGCACTCGAAATCTGTGAGGTGGACTAGTAGCAGAGAGTAGGGACAACACAAGTCCTGACAAGAGGCAAAGACCCTTGACACTTGAAAAGACAAGTGCTATGATTCTAAAGAAGGGAATCTGCGGTCTTGTTGATCGACCAAGAGAAACAACAATCAACTAAACATGTAGACGTTCTTTTGGATATCTTTTCAGGACGGGGGTTCGACTCCCCCCACCTACACCATTTTTAGGAGAGTATGATGAAAAAGTTTTTGTCTTATGGTTTGTCTGTCGCTAATTATTTTCAAACAACAATTAATTTTCTCATCATGTCGTTAATCATGTATGTGATGTTTAATTTGTGTGTTGGTGATATCTTTGCTAAGATTATGCCAAATCAAAATCAACAAGCGTCTGCAAGTAATTCTACACCTGAATCGCAATTGATGAATCAAAATTTCAAGGCAATGTCAAATTTATTGAATGCGATCAACCAAGCACCATAATAAATACATCCACCATTACACTAGTGGTATATAAGAGTGGTTTGTGTTGGGGTTGCCTTTGAGCAACCCTTTTTTCAAAAATTCTGAGATTAGTGTTGTTTTTACACTAACTAATGATATAATAGTAATAACTTCAGAACCCAGATGCTTTGATGCAAGCGGTGAGAAGAGAGAAAACTATTCCTCCAAGAGATATTCTTATCTCTTCTTCTCTCCCTTGTAGTCATGCCAAGGAGAGAATTATGCAACCAGTACAAAAAGAATACGATGTAGGTGTTATCGTTGGTAGATTTCAAGTACCAGATCTACATGAAGGTCATATTGACCTGATCGATAATGTTGTTAGTCAACACCAGAAGATAATCATCTTCCTGGGTTTGTCTCCTACAAAATCGACGAGGAATAACCCTCTCGACTTTGAGGCGAGGAAGAATATGATTCTCGCAAGGTATCCCAACATAATCGTTCTATATATCGACGATTCACCAAGTGATAAGATATGGAGTAAAAAACTCGATAATCAAATCGGGCATGTCACTTCGCCAGGAAGTACGGTTGTTCTTTACGGTAGCAGAGATTCGTTTATCAAACATTATGATGGTCGTTATGATACTTACGAACTTGCACAGAAGGTTTATGTATCGGGCAGTGAGATACGCAAACAAGTAAACGCATCGGCAAAGACTTCGAGAGATTTCCGCTTAGGTGCAATTGTTACAGTCTATAACCAGTATCCACATGTGTTCCCTACAATTGATGTGGCAATCTGGAATGAAGATCATACAGAACTTCTTATGGCAAGAAAAGAAGAAGAAAGTAAGTATAGGTTCATTGGTGGGTTTGCAGATAAGACAGGATCGTATGAGCAAGATGTAAGACGAGAGGTAAGCGAAGAGGCACACATTGAGATCAGCGATCCAGTTTATGTTGGTAGTGGTGAGGTAGACGATTGGCGATACCGCAAAGAGATGGATGGAATAAAAACAATTCTTTTCGAAGCGAAGTATGTCCATGGTAGACCAACACCAGACGATGACATTGTTGAACTACAATGGATCAAAACAAAAGACATTGACAAACAGATAATAGACACACATAAGTTTTTGCTCCAAATGTTGGTAGCAAAGTATCCAGAACGCTTTTAGATGCATAGATACAAAAGGAGAAAGAAATGGATATCAAGGTAATCGAAGCAGTAGACAGTTACAAATTGGGTCACTACAATCAGTATCAAGACGATACTGAAGCAGTGTACAGTTATTTCGAGTCGCGCAATGGCGCACAGTTTGATGAGACTGTATTCTTTGGTCTTCAAGCATTGATCAAGAAATATCTTATTGGAGTGGTTGTCACTCAGGAAGATGTGGATGAAGCAGCAAAAGTTGCAGCAATACACTTTGGAAATCCTGATATCTTCAATAAGAAAGGTTGGGAGTATATCGTCAATGAATGTGACGGTAAACTGCCTCTAAGAATTCGAGCAGTACCAGAAGGAACTCCTGTCACAATCAATAACGTTCTTATGACAGTTGAGAACACAGATCCCAATTGTTATTGGTTGACCAACTATGTCGAGACTCTCTTGACACAGGTTTGGTATCCTTGTAACGTTGCTACACTCAGTAGACACGTTAAGAAGATGATGAAGAAATATCTTGAGGATACAGCAGAAACACTTGACGCACTCCCATTCATGCTGCATGACTTTGGTTGCCGTGGTGCTACGACAATGGAAGCGGCGCAGATTGGTGGTATGGCACACATTGTAAACTTCATGGGTACTGATACGGTCCCTGCTCTTACGGGTGCAATGAGATTTTATAATGCCGAGGTTTGTGCCTTCAGCGTTCCTGCAACAGAACACAGTGTAATGACAGCACTTGGACCAGAAGGAGAATGTGATATCTTCGAACAACTCCTTGACAAGTATCCTACAGGCATCCTTAGTGTTGTGGGTGACAGTTATGATATCTTCAATGCGGCAGAGCACATTGTAGGTACTAGTTTGAAGGATCGTATTCTGGAGCGTGATGGTGTATTCGTCCTCCGACCAGATTCGGGTGAACTAGTGAGTACTGTTTTGAGACTCCTTGAGATCCTTGGTCGTAAGTTTGGGACTACAGAGAACGCTAAGGGTTATAAGATTCTGAATCCTAAAGTGAAGATTCTTTGGGGTGATGGTCTTGACTACACAATGATCGAAGGCATCATGTGGGCAATGAAAAAGGAACGTTGGAGCATTGAGAATATTGTCTTCGGCATGGGTGGTGGTTTGCTTCAAAAGCACAATCGAGATACACAACGTAATGCGTTCAAGTGTTGCGCTCAGAAGCGTGATGGTGTTTGGTATGACATCTTTAAAGATCCCCTTGATAAGTCCAAGGTAAGTAAACGTGGGAAGTTGGGTCTGAAGGAAGTCAATGGTAAATTTGTAACAGTTGAAGAAAAAGATAATGAACTTCTTCAGACTGTTTTCGAAAACGGGGAATTGGTTACAGAGTATACATTTAATCAAGTTCGTGCAAACGCCGCTGTATAGGATGGAATCATGATTGAAAAAGAGAATCGTCGTTTTAAAAATGGTGTTGTCTATGCTCTTGAGACAGATGATGGGTATCCCGTTGAGGTAACTGATACATTTCTACCGTTCTATACTAAGGATGCAATTGGGAGAGGTCAGAACAGACTCGCCAATCATGAAGTTGGAAGTCGTAAAGAACGCTGGATGATTGGTGTCTCCTGTATGAGTGGTTGTCCTGTTGGGTGTAAGTTCTGTGCAACAGGGCAACTCAAGAGATGTATAAATCTTATGAGTATAGAGATCTTTGACCAGATCGACTTTGTGTTAAAAAATAATCCTCATTATGATCCAGAGGATACCCAAGAGTTCAAGATTAATTATACTCGTATGGGTGAACCATTTTTCAACCTAGAGGCGATAAGGGATGTGATTCATGAGATGGATATTAGATATAAAAATGTTCATCACTATATCTCCACAATAGGAATAAAGGGATCGGACTTCTCGTGGATCAAAGACAATGTAACTCTTCAGATCTCGTTGCATAGTCTGGATGAGGAGAGAAGAAGAGAATTGATTCCGATCAAGAACCTGATGAGTCTAGAGGAACTTGGTCAGATCAGAACAGATAGTAAGTTGAAGACTACGTTGAATCTCACGTTAGTGGACGAGAAGGACTTTGATATAGAAAGATTAAAAGAACTTTTCGATCCAGAATACTTTTTTGTCAAACTGAGTCCTATCAATCCGAATGATGTGTCGGATGGAAATGAACTAGGTCTTGGTATCGTTAAGTCGGTTAACTTGGTCTAAAGGAGAAAGACATGGATAAGATTCGTAAGGAATTGGAAGAGAGTGGGTATGATTTCGCCGTAGCAATCGCTACAGAAGCAGAGATCGAAGCAGGGGCAGCATGTGGGCAACTCAGTCTCATTGTGGAGCAGGAAAAATAAATCTGAGAAAGATATTGACTTGCTGAGAAATTGTGCTATAATAGTAACACTGAAGTAAGGAATGAGAAAAAACGTTTGGATGGAGGATAGCATCATGTGACCTTACTGAGTGTAGACGATAATACTGGATTAAGAACTAAACTTATCTGAGGAGTCGCTGAAAATTGCGACGAAACCCTTCTTCAATATTGTGGACGACATCGCTCATATGTGTTAAAGAAGGGTCATAAGTAAAGTAAGGGAGGGACCGTGTGGACGTTGTACGTCGAATAGACTATGATCAACTTCACAACTATGTTCAGTCGGAACAAAAGATGTAAGACTGCAATCTTATGTCTACAAATTCCGAGACTCATGCAGGAGTATACGGAGATACGTAAAGTTGCAACGTCTTCGTCATAGTGGTCCCTTATATTTTTTAAAAAAAAAAGTAGTTGACAAAGTAACTTCAATCATATATAATAGTAGAGAAGTTAAGAACACTTTCAATTTCAGGAGATACTTTTAGTGAAACAGTGGCATCGATCATCTATAGCAAACTTGCTCGTCCAAAGGTTTACCTTTGAACACCCGATGAGTCGCGCCTATACACCAGAAATTAATGATAAACTAAATACATAAACCCTGAGAGAACCCAAGACACAACCTCTCAGGGAAAACCTTGAGAGGTTTTTTAATGTTCAAACCTAGAATGAATTTAGATTTTAAGACCAAGATGGGTGATAGTAGAGACTTGATTGATCGTGCAGCGACGATACTATATCGTTTTGGATTAAGAAGAGAAGCACAAAATATACAACAAGAAGCAACCATAAGTGGTTATGAATTTCACACTTGTTTAGTTCTTTTAAAAAGATATATGACAGTGTAAGATCCTAGTAATGGGTTGATGTGTACGGACCATCAATCTCTGAATCAAATCAATGATCTGATGGAGAGAGATTCAAAAATCAGATAAGTCCGTACAGCATACTGGTATAGTATAATGGCATTACTCTGCCCTCATAAAGCAGAAACGATGGTTCGATTCCATCTACCAGTACCAATTAAAAATATTGCGGAATAGAGTACTGGCAACTCGTTGAGCCTCATAAGCTCGAAGATGCAAGTTCGAATCTTGCTTCCGCCTCCAAAATTAGAATGCCGATATAGTATAATGGTATTACAGTTGTTTTGTAAGCATCTAATCTCAGTTCGATTCTGAGTGTCGGCTCCAAAATTAAATGCCGTTTGTGTCACTCTGGTGAGTGTGAGAGTCTGTAAAACTCTTCCCTTTGGGGCAGTCAGGTTCGACTCCTGAAAGCGGCACCAAAAATTATGGGGAAAGGATGCGAAAGCGTCTGGACTCCACCAAATTAAATACCTCGTTGGTGAACTGGCTATCACACAACTCTGTCTAAGTTGAGTAAGGGGATCGATACTCCTACGGGGTGCCAAGATTAAGATGGGACATTGGTGTACTGGTCAGCACAGGACTCTTATAAGGTTCTAGACAAGGTTCAATTCCTTGATGTCCTACCAAAAATTAAATGCTCGATTCGCCTAGTTGGTAATGGCACTTGTTTTACACACAAGAATAAGGTAGATTCGAATTCTACATCGAGTACCATATTATGCTAGACACGAAAGATTGTTTTTTGTCCAGTGTAGATAGAAGTGACAATTAGGACACAATACTACTAAATTTTCTAGTTTATTGTTATTTCTATCTTTGTCAATATGATGTACTGTTAGTATTTCTGGATGTTCTTTATATCCACATTCTTTACAGATATGTCCATATTCGTTTAACGCGCGGTTACGGTAATCGTGTCTACCATTACCAGTACCATAATGATGTGGCATGATTTCAGATATACCCCCTATGCGTTGTGCAGCATCTTTGCATTTGCGAGTACAGAAAAAAAGTCCAGACTTAGATGACTTTTGATGTACTGGTCTTTTATAAAACGGGGAGTCACAAAAAGCACAAACTACATTGGAATTATGATGTACAAGTATTTTACCCCATCGAAATTCCGAAGCACAGGGGTGACAACAAAATTTAGCGTTACCTCGTTTATGTTCTTTGAGGGATGCATCGAATACGATTTGACAGTTTAAACATTCTTTTTCGATTGTTTTCATTGTTACTCCTTCAAAATGTGGGGTTGGTGAAATTGGGATCACACTACGCTTGCAACGTAGAATTACGGGATCGTACCCCGTACCTTACACCAAAAATTACTCTCTACTATATTTAGTGGAGTAAAGTGGATTTGAGCAAAGAAAAATTGCTCCACTTAAAAATTAAATAAACTGGCGTGTAGTTCAACTAGTAGAATTTCGGTCTGTTAAACCGAAGATGTGGGAGCGAAGCCCACCGTGCCAGCCAAAATTATATTCCACGGTAGCTCAATGATCGAGCGTTCGCCTGTTAAGCGAGAAGATGTTGGTTTGAATCCAACCTGTGGAGCCAAAATTAAAATGCGTGATTGGTGAAATGGATATCACAGGACTCTACGAAAGTTCAGTTACAGGTTCGAATCCTGTATCGCGTACCAATATTAAATGCTGATGCAGATCGTTGAGTCGAGATAGCATCCGAGAACAGTCGGTAGCCTTTCGCAGGGTCCATCAAGTAGGTTTGATTCCTACCGTCAGCTCCAATATTAAATACGGATGCCTCTGAGAGGTGAACGGTTTCCAAAACCATTCTTGGTAGGTTTGATTCCTACTATCCGTGCCAAAATTTAAATAGTGCATGGGGTGTGATGGAAGCACACAACTTTTGGGAAGTTGGGGAGCAGTTCGATTCTGACATGCGCTACCAATATTAAATGCTGCGTTAGTAGACTAGTGATCACGCCACTCTGATACAGTGGAGAAGATGGAGCGTTACCATCACGCAGTACCAATTTTGACGCGAGAGACTTGGGTTTGAATCCCAACCTGTAGCAACGGTGTTGTACGGGATCGTCTAGTGATAGGATACTCGCGTATTTGTTTTTTGTGAAGTCGTCTAAAAACACAGGACGCTCCTGTAGCACGGGAGAAATGATGGCGTAGTGTCCCATCCTTCGCGACCATATTATATCGGGAAGTAGTTCAAAATCTAGAACAGCTCTCACCTGGGAGAGAAGACGATGGGTATAATGTCCATCCTACCCGACCATTATTGAGGATGCAATGAGAGACTTCAATAAAGTTTTAGGAACTGGTCTAGGAAAGACTGGAACCACCTCTTTGCATTCTGCGTTACAAATTCTAGGCATCAAGACTCTACATAGTAGACCTTACTTCGATAACATACGAAAGAAGGAAGATGCGAAGGGTTTGAAACCATATTCGATGTTGAATAACAAGTGGAGAGGTTATTCGGATGTCTCTTCTGATTACAGACACTTTGAGAAGTGGAATCCGAATAGTCTTTACATTGAAACGTATCGTGACAGAGAAGAGTGGATAGATTCTGTTATCACTCATTGTCCATGCTCAAGGTATCCAGATAAGAAATTGGGTCGTAAGCAGATTGGTGAGTGGAAGCGAAAACACGATCCAGAGATTCGAAAGTATTTTGTTGGTAGAGATGATTTCCTACTAATGAATATTGCATCAGGAGATGGATGGGAAGTCCTTTGTAAATTCCTTGAAGTTGATATCCCAAAGAAACCATTTCCTAGATCTAATCAGATTGGTAAGAAGAGAAAGATCATTGGTAACATCTTCAAGTATCATGGATGGTATCAAAAGAGAATAAAAGAAAATACTGATTTCGAAAAGTTCTTTTGTTTAGTTGGAATCAAGTCAGAGAGAAGCAAGTCATCTTTTCTGAAATACATGTCTGTAGGTAGGACACCCGAAGAGATGATACAGGATGTATCAAATAAAAAAGAGTTATAAAAAATCGAGAATTACTATTGACTTCGTTTGAATTTATGGTATAATAGTAACAATGAAGTAAGGGAGTGCGAGAGGTTGGACCTCGACTGAAAATGATTTGAGTTGGATTCTAGCACAAGAGGAGAGATGATTATGAAGGTTTGGATCGTTAGTTATGATACTGGTTACGATGCAAGTGATATTGTAGAGGTATTTGCAACTGAGGATCTTGCTAAGAATTTTATCGCAAGTCAGAATCCTTGGAAGACTGATTACTCTCCTCAGAGTCTCGACTACTGTGATTATGATGTTAAAAACTAAATGGTCCTGTACTCCAATTGGCAGAGAGGTCAGTTTAAGACACTGAATGTTGTAGGTTCGACTCCTATCAGGACTACCATTTTGATAAATTAGGAAACATTTATGTTACCTATACACTATATGTCTCCTAAATACTATAAAGGAGATCCAATATGGGGATTAGGAAATATACAAAAGAGTTGTTAGAAGAACACACTAAGAACAATTTTTCAATTGCAGGAGTTCTTAGAGATTTAAAGTTGAAGCAGAGTGGTGGTAATCATTATCATATTTCAAATAGAATAAAAGAATACGATATTGATATTTCACATTTTACTGGTCAAGGATGGTCTAAAGGTAAGAAACATAATAGAAATAAAAAAATACATTTAGAAGAGATACTGGTTAGGAATTCTACTTACGCTAGACATAATTTGAAAAGAAGACTCTTAAATAATGGAATGTTACAAAATATTTGCAGTTCTTGTGGTATAGTGGAATGGAATTATCAACCGTTAAATATGGAACTAGATCATATCAACGGTATAGCAAACGATAACAGAATAGAAAACATTAGAATGTTATGTCCGAATTGTCACAGTCTGACTAAAACATTTGCTGGAAGAAATAAAAACTAAATGGTCCTGTATCCCAACTGGCAGAGGAGACACGTTTAGACCGTGTTAATGTAAGGGTTCGACTCCCTTCAGGACTACCAAATATTCGCGAGAGATGCTGGTTCAAGTCCAGCAAGGATGTAGCGCATGTAAATGCACTTTTACCAGATGCGTCTTCTTTGAATTCGAAGTGCTCGATCCACCTGCGGGGGGATTGATCGAAATCAAAAAAGAAGATCCGAATCGTCTAAAGGTAGGACACTCGCACTATTATTATGCTCCTGTAGTCTAATAGGATAGGCATCGGTCTTCTAAACCGAACCATGCAGGTTCGAATCCTGTCAGGAGTGCCAAAATTAAATGTACTCTGAGCAAGTCTGGTGATTGCGCCTGTCTGAAGAACAGGAGAATTCAGTTCGATTCTGAGAGAGTACACCAAAATTGTGTTGCTGTGTAGAGCGATAAGTAGATTATATTGTGGGGCGCACATGGTATAGTCGGTAGTTGCTTATCCAATAGGTGGGAGAGTTGAATCTAACTCGCAAGTGAAAGACCACTCGAAACAACACATTAAAATTAAATGTCCCAGTGGTGTAATGGTAGCACGATAGATTTTCAGTCTGTAGATCGGGGTTCGATTCCCCGTTGGGATTCCAAATAGTGGGAAAGATGCCGACCTTTAGATTCGGTGAGAGGGTTGCTGGTTGCAAACAAAAATATCCTTGATCGTTTAACTAAGACGTTCCCTTTTTTATTAAATGTCCATGTAGAGTAACTGGTTAACTCGTCACTCTCTCTAAGTGAAGAATGTGGGTTCGAGTCCCATCATGGATACCAAAATTAAATTACCCCGTAGTGTAATTGGCAACACAGGAGATTTTGATTCTCCTATTACAGGATCGTACCCTGTCGGGGTATCCAAAATTAAAATGGGTCTATATGTCAATGGTAGACGAACTGACTTTTAATCAGTAGATGATGGGTTCGATTCCCTCTAGACCCACCAAAATTAAATGGATGCGTAACTCAATTGGAAGAGTATCCGACTCTTAATCGGAAGGTTGGAGGTTCGATTCCTCTCGCATCTACCAAAATTAAAGTTGGAGACAATAGACCTAATCAGTTACACGATATCCAACTTTGGGTTCCTGAACGATAATTCGTAAAGGGTGATTCCTTATCGACTCGTGACTCGAACCCTAGATATTCACAAGTGCTTTAAAAAAGGAGAGAAAGCATGTCTAAGAAGCAGCGTAAGTCTGTGGAGAAGAAGATCGTCACGAAGACTGATAAGGTTGTTGATGAGAAGGTATTTTGTCAAGACTGTAAGACTCGCCAATGTGGTGCGAAGGCGATTCGGGATGGACGTTCTGGTTATTGCAGCACAACCGATTCGTTTGTAAATCGAAAGCATGAGATTTGCGACAAGTACAAGAGTAAGAAGAATGCATAGACAAACTACTAATCAGCATTTGGTAGACATTTGTTTTGCGGTCGCTAATAGAGTATGGGAATACCATAGTGATTTTAAAAACAATGAAGAGTTGATGGAATATGTTGCAGAACAATTAAGACTTTGTGGATTTGATACATCGCCATGTGGATCTTCTTGGGGAGTTTTAAAAGATGCTTAGATATGATAACAAGACAATTCTTTTTAACGAAGATGCATATAAGAAATCTAGTCTGTTTAAAAAGATTCGTGCTTGGTGGTGGGACAGTTGGTTTTATAGCGAACTGTATCAATACTCTTGGTTGTATAATCTTCGTTGGCATGTAACTCATTGGTGGAGAAACGATCATTGGGTCAAGACTAATCTCCCAATCGGTTATCATGACAACCCTCAACTAATGGAGGATGCAATATTCTCTCTGGTTGAAAACTACATTGCTGCTGATCAAGAAGATGCATTCAACAACGTAGTGATTGAAGGAGAAGAAAGAGAAACGATCATTGAGATCCTTCACTATTACAGAGTCTTGAAACCTGAACTTGAGAAACATTATGATGATATGTTGAATGAAGCGTTTGGAGATGATTGTGATTGGAAATTTACACCATGTCCAGACCATCCAGGATTCAGTTCTATGGATACATCTTATACTGGTGATCTAACAGTAGATCAAAGAAAAGATATTATAACATACGTTCACAAGATGGAAGAGTATATTTATATTAAGACACAAGAAATGCTAAAGAAATGTATAGATATTCGCATGATTCTTTGGACATAAATTCTAAATAAGAGTAGAGAAACATATTTTTATTCTAAGGAGATATCATGTTGGAAAATCTATTGAGTATGATTAAGGATCGTGCGTCAAACGTTTTGGAACTTTTGACTTCTAAGAAAGCATTGGTAACAATTGGTGCTGCATTGTTGATCGTGTTGGTCGTTAAGACCACTCCTGCGATCATCGGAGTTGCTGCTGTAGCAGTCGGTTACAATCTTGCCCAAGGTTATGTGGATGGCAAGAAAGAAGAGTAATTAAAAACTAAATGCGTCTATGGTGTAATGATAGCATAAAAGATTTCCAATCTTTTGGTGAGGGTTTGAATCCCTCTAGACGCTCCAATATTCATATGGTGGGTATAGTTTAATGGTAGAACGAGAGTTTGTGGCACTCTAAGAGAGGGGTTCGATTCCCCCTATCCACCCCAATATTTAAAGGAAAGTAAATTGGAAAGAATAAGCATAGAAGATTTACAGGAACATTTCGACGAAGTAATGGACAGAGTAGAAGATGGAGAAAGTTTTATCATAACCAATGGTGGTGTTGACAAAGCGGTTCTAATACCATATTCTGATTATGAGGAACTAACACAAGATGAAAAGAACAACGATGTATGAACCTTGTCCAATATGTTATGGGACAAAAAAGGTTAAGCAAAGAACTAAGTATTCAGATGGGTATCGTGAGACAACATTAAAGTGTTGGGCCTGTCGGGGATCTGGTTACGTAAACTACAGCGAGGGAATTGAGGTTACAGATCTTCACATTGCTGATATGTTTAATAGTCTAAAATAAATTATGGATGGTTGTCCGAGTCTGCTTTAAGGAACTGGTTTTGAAAACCAGCATACCGCAAGGTAACGGGGGTTGGAATCCCTCACCATCCGCCAAAATTAATGGAAAGTAATGCAGTCTTGGTGACTGTCGCTGATTGCTAATCAGATGGCACTGAAAGGTGTTTGGTCCGATTCCAATGCTTTCCGCCAATTATATTCTGGTATAGTACAACGGTAGTACACTTGATTGGTATTCAAGAAATTTGAGTTCGACTCTCAATGTCAGATCCAGATTAATATAGGTGATTGTAATGAAGATTACATTTAGAGGGATTTTAGCATCTTGGTGGGAGATAATCAAAAGCATGTTTAGAATGTAAGATCATGGAGAAATATGGTAAGTTTAGATGATCTGGAGAAATACTGTAGAGGAAAGGGATTTAAACTTTCAGATTTAGCAGCCCGTGTTTATAGATTGATCAGAGAGAACAGAGGATCTTGTCTTTGTCGAGTTGAAGATATTATGTGTCCTTGTCCTATGCATATAAAAGAAATAGAAGAATTCGGTCATTGTAAATGCAATCTATTTGTAAGGGGAGAGAATGTATGATTACGTAGATCTATTTCCAGAATTCAAAGAGAGATATCCAGAACTATTTAATAGTGGTGATGAAGGAAGTTTTATTTCTTTTGAAATTGGGAATGGGTGGAAAGATATAGTTGATGCGGCATGTATGCAATTGTGGTTCATTGATGATGTACAGATTTCTCAGGTTAAAGAAAAGTTTGGTGGTCTACGAATCTATACAAACACTTATACAGATGAAGTAAAAGAAATTATTAACGAAGCAGAAGTTGCTGCAAGTAAGACATGTGAATTCTGTGGATCAACTGAGGGTGTTACTAACAAGAGTTTTAGAAACAAGGGTTCATGGATGAAGAGTCTATGTACACAATGTCGCGAAGAAAGAGATAAAAATACTCTCGATTAGTTTAGTGGTAGAATAGTTGTTTCGTAATCAACTGGCATCAGTTCGATTCTGATATCGAGATCCAAATGAGCGTGTATCCCAACTGGCAGAGGAGGTTGTATCAAAAACAACTAATGTGAGGGTTCGACTCCCTCCGCGCTTACCATTAAAACTTACGTTTGTAGAAGACACCAATTACGATACCTTGTTCCTTGAGATCTTCTTCAGTGCGTTGCTTATATTCATCGTTTTGTTCTGTGTTAGCGAATAAGAAATCTGTTGAAACAGATCCTAATTTGAAAGATTTATTCTCAGTCTGTTCAACAAACCCACCTTCAATTAAAGAAAAATGACAACCTGACATAAAAAGTATTGACATTGTGAAAATAACGAGTATAATAGATCTCATGGTAAAGACTCCTTTGTACGAAAGAATAGTTCTCTAGGGTATTTATCATACTGAAGAAATAAAAATGCTCTCGTATCCCAAAGGCAGAGGAGGAAGGCTTAAACCCTTTTAATGTGTGGGTTCGACTCCCACCGAGAGTACCATGTCTGGATTGTCCACATGGTTGTGGAAATGGATTGCAAATCCGTTATAACTTCGGTTCGATTCCGAATCTAGACTCCAACTATTTGGCCCCTACGCTTATATGGGTAGGGATTTTTTACAGGAGTATGAAGATGAAATGTGAAATTTGTAAGGATAACAAGGCAACGGTGATGGTTACACTAGATGATTCTAGTATACTATATCAGTATAGGATTAGTTATCGATGTATGGAATGTGCAGAAAGAGCGAAGAGAAGTCACGAAAATATTCAGATTGATAAACTTTAGTGATAACTATATATGGAGAAGAAAATGTCTAATAGGCAAGTGTTACTTTTGAATCGTGGTGAGTCTCTAGTCGATGTTATCGATTGGCATGATGCTGTTTGTCTTCTTGTCAAGGGTAACGCTATTGCTCCATTTGGTTACGATGATTATTACAAGATTCCTATCTCTGAGTTTTCTGCTGAAAAGATGCAGAAGTCTGGAACATTTAAGGTTGAGATAGAAGATCTTCCAGATCGTAGACAAGGATACTTCTTACTCCCTACTGCAATTGTTCTTGTAGAATTTGTTCACATTCCTTACAAGGCAGCAGCAGTCAATAAGAGTAATGTTTTAAAGCGTGATAAGAACACATGTGGATACTGTGGTAAGATTCTAAACGCTTTGACTGGATCAATCGATCATATCATTCCACGTTCTAGATGGAATGAATTCAAGTTGAAGGGTCTTGTGAAGGGTCTACATGCTAACACCTGGAGAAATGTTGTTGCATCATGTAAGAGATGTAACTGTATGAAGGATGATCAAACTCCAGAAGAAGCAGGAATGAAATTGCATACTACACCTTTTGTTCCTTCTAGAGACTACCTAATACTGCACAGAATCAATACAAAGACTTACGAAACTTGGTCAAGGTGGATTTGTTTTGACGATTTAAAGTAGGGGAATAAAATGAAGAGACTCATGGTGTTATGTTTGTTTCTGTGTCTTTTATTTGGTTGTTCTCCGAAGATTCCAGACTATCGTTCCATCATGATATCTAACATGAGATTTCCTGAAGATATACTCTACGTAGGAGCAACAGAACCCATTATAAGAATTAATAGTTACGAGATGATATCAGAGGATAGGGAGGTATTTTCAAGTGGAACAGGGTTTATTATAGAGCGTAATAAGAAAAGATTTCTGGTTACTGCCTATCATGTTATACAAGGTTCTACAAGAATTCAATATTTTACCCACGATTACAAGAAACTCTCTATAGAATTAGGAAAAGTTTATCTGATTCCCAACATGGATTCTGTTGTTGCAGAATTGATATTTTGTTCCGCAACTGTGAAGCCTTTGAAGATGGGTAAGTATATACAGGATGGAACAGTAACAACTTCTGGATTCCCCCATGGTGGAGAGTTTAAACAATACAAGGGAATCAATTTTGTATCCCGTATTGAATCAACTGCTATTGTAGAAGTTGGAATGTCTGGTGGTCCTGTGTTCGATCAGGATGGGAATGTTATTGGTATTATATCCGCTAAGACTCTTGGTGGTGGACCAATAAAAAGTCTTTTTTCCAGATTAGAAGATGTATTTGATGGATTGGATCATAAATAATAAAGAGAAGCGAAGGAGAACTTTATGGTAAATTGTAACATCTCTTTCTTGATTATGACATAACTCGATAAAGAATCCCTAGATAATTAACATTGTAGTTTAACTGGGAAAACTTATCGGGCAGAGGACTCCCGTAGGTTAATACCTACGGTCTGTTTGGGTGGTGCCAAACGTATAATAAAATGGGAAGTCCCTAGGAAACTGTCAAGATGCAATGTGGGTTCGAATCCCACCAATGTTAGTTATCTTATATTTATTAGAAAAGAGATAGGTTTTTTGACCTATCTCTTTTTTTATTGCATAAATATATAATATAAGGAGATACCACAATGTCAGCAGGAAGATCATTCGATCCTAAAGATCCTAATTATTATAAACAGTTCTTTGGTTTCGACCAAGAGAATACATCGTATGAAGCAGATCTTCAAGATTGTGTGTATGGTGAATACATTGGAATCTATGGACATAGTTTTGATATCTATCTTTGTTCTACATATGATCCCATCCCTGTCTTTGGAGAAGACCCAAGGAAGCGATATGAAATAGATGCGTTTGAAGCAAATGCAATATGGGAAGTTACACCTGAATCATTAGTCACAGGACAGTTCAGTAAGAATACTGATCAAGAAGCAGTCATTGCTTGGTTTCATAAGGATACTGTTAAGGAGTCTATCAAGTCGGCATTACTTGCCGTTGGACTTATTGAAGAAGAAGATACCATTCCAGATGAGTCTGGTTACTCTAAATATGAGCGTCACCGTCGAGAGTTACAAGAGGGTGACATTATAAGGATGCATTTTAATAATATTCACTATGAGATTGATGATGTAAGAGAAGAACCAGAATTTCAACATCACCTTTGGAAATATGTATATGAAGTCTCTGCTAGACCAAGACTTGTATCAGGAGAAGAACTAGGCGAGATGCAACCTGTTACTGATGCAGATAATATTAGAATTGAACGTGCAACAGAATTACAGATTGAGGCAGATAAAATTCTGTTCTAGGAGAGTGTGTGCCAAACCTTACAGATAGTGAGATCATTCTCCCTGCCTCAGTTACTGCTCCTGTAATTAGAGACTCAACTGGTAAGTGTTGGGTCTTGAAGGGATTCCGTGCTAATGTTGGTAATATAACTAGCATCGATCAAGATCTTGAAATAGTAGACTTAGCGAATTGTTGTGATGCATGTGACATGGATACGCTTGAAGATTTAGACATTGCTGGATTTGATATTGACGATGAAAGTTCTTCTAGCGATAATGAATCATCTGATTCAGAATCTTCTAATCCTGATGATGGTGATGAGTCTTCTAGTTCTTCATCTTCATCAGATTCAGAGTCTTCTTCATCATCTTCGGACTCTTCGCCTAGTTCATCTGATTCATCTGATTCATCTGATTCATCTGATTCTTCAGACTCTTCACCTAGTTCATCAGACTCTTCACCTAGTTCATCGGATTCTTCACAATCTTCTGATTCTTCAAATAGTAGTAGTTCAAGCAGTTCTTCTACACCACCTGTTGGTCTGTATGAAAACACAGCAGCAACTTGGGACCAAGGACAAGATGGTAATAGTCCATGGTATCAATCATGGGCAGTATATGATCAGAACGCAAGTCATGGATATTCAGCGGATGGTGATGGAAAGGGGTGGACAGCAGTAGCAGCAGCAAGTTCTATAAAGTTATATATTTGGGGACCAGCGATTTGTGGTGCTCCATCAATTTCTTTAAATGTCAGCATTAATGATGTTGTTGTTGGATCAATATCAAAAAGTGGAGATTCTATTGGTTACACATCTACTTTGAGTGGATTAAATATTAATATAGGTGATTCTGTTAAATGTAGATTAACTCAGACGTATGTATGTAACATCATTCAGATCGACCATGCTGTGATTGAGTAAATAAAATCAACAGTTGATTTGTGGTCTGGGTCTGCTGATGTTATTGGTCCAGATCCTGTTGGTGTATATTCTCGCACTAGTGGATGCGATGGAACTTCAAGTCTAACTATTGTTGTATCGTCTTAATCAGAAATTTAGGGAGAACAAAAAAATGGCAAGAGATATTATTTTTAATCAACAGATACAAGAATTAATCAAGGAGAGCGCAGATATTTTTGGGTTTGAGTATCCAGCAATATCAGAAAAGAAGTGGCAAGAGTTTAAAAATAATCCTAATTGTAAATGCAATGCTGAAATCTATGCAGAGATACAAAAAGATGTTGAGAAGATGAATTCTATATTTTCAACATTGATGGGAGAGGAAGTGAATATAATCTTCCCTGGACCTCTTCCAGAAGCAATTGTTCAAGAGTTTGAGAATATAAAAGACATGGAGAACTTTATAAAGGAACTTCAGAAGAAGGGTAAGATGATTAGATCAGCATCTCCATCTCCTAATGGTAAGGGTGGATTTATTCTCATTGTAATGTAATGGTAATATAAATGTCAAACGCAGAAGACTTCTTTCCAGATAGACTAGTATTACCTTCGGGTGTATACTCTAAGAACCTCAAGGACTCTAACGGTCGTTGCTGGAAGTTGCAAGGGTTTGATGATAATGTTGGTAACATAACATCTCTTCCATCTGGATTTGAGATTGAAGAAAGTTATCCATGCTGTGAAATGTGTCAAACTCTTGGAGTTGTGGATGAATTAGATCTTGATGAATATATAATAGATGATGAAAGTTCTTCTAGTGATAATGAATCATCAGACTCTGAATCTTCTGATCCTGATGGAGAAGGTGGTAATTCGTCTTCTAGTTCTTCATCTTCATCAGATTCAGAGTCTTCTTCATCATCTTCGGACTCTTCACCTAGTTCATCTGATTCTTCTGATTCTTCACCTAGTTCTTCAAGTAGCAGTTCCGGCGGACCGCCGGCCGACAAAGTCTGGCAAGGTGCAGGCTACTACTGTCATATCACCCGTTACTGGGGTGGACAAGGTTGCTTGGGAGAGCCCGTTCCAGACCCCGCAACACCGCTTTGCGGAAACCTACCATATCCCACGGGCATATGCAATGACTACATCTTCTACAGCTGGCAAAATGTTTTATTGTCATTCCACGACTCCGACAGCACTTGTGGAGGGTCCTGCTAATGTCCAGCGGAGTTTGGCAAGGACCTTGCTGTGATTGAGTAAATAAAATCAACACATTATATTGATCTATTAATAGAGAGGAAGTGTTATGTTTAAACGAATATTATTAATCAGCGTACTATGTCTAACATTGGTTGGATGTGGTTGGAACATGCCTGGACAATCAAGAATACCTAAAGGTAATGCAGGATCTGCTGAACAAACTGATTCTGAGAAGAAGAAGGTATATGGAGAGATTGAAGGAGAGTTTGAATTTCCTTCCATCCCTCTATTAGATGCTGAAGGAAAGATACAACCACAATATAAGTTTCGTATTGATGGTGTAGATGGAGAAGTCCCTGCTGGTACAAAGGCAAAGTTTAAAATGTCTGCATCTGGCAAGACTTCTACATCTTCATGGACTGAACTATCTTCTGAGTGGAAAATTAATTCAGCACCTACACAACTTTTCGTCTTTGGTGGATTTATGGTTGCTGCTGGATGCGTCCTTATGTTCTTGGGTATGTGGAAACTCGGACTTGGTTTAAGTTTTGCAGGAGGTGCATTGATTGGTTGTGGTGTCATGATTAATCAATATCCTTGGGTAATTTTAATTGTAATAGGTATAAGTTTAGTGGCAGCAGCATACTACATATATACAGAGGTATATAAGAAAAAGTTAAAGGGTGAGAACACAGATACGAATTTTGTTTTGGAAGAATTACTAGATGTTCTTTCGACTGTTCCTAATGATATTCTTGAAGAGTATGTCAAGAAACCACTTAGAGAACATGATAAAAGTAATATCATAAGAGATATTACTAGTAGAGCAAAATTCAAAATATAGTTTTCCAACGTAATATTATACCCTGCTGTAGGTGTTCTTCTCTCCCGACACTTATGGTGGGGTATTTTTTATGGAGTAATCGCATGGGTAGACCTAGTAATGAAACTAAAAAAGAAGTTATCAAAGGCATCAAAGACAATAGAAAACTGATCGAGGATGTACAGATGAATAATGGAGTAAACATAACTGATATCATTAGTGCAATATCAGATACCCCTGTACCTATATCTGATTCAGAGGATGGTCCGCAACATCTTCCTATCCATACTCTGAATGAAATAAAAGAGAAGATGGGTAAGAAGGTTATTAGACAGGATGATAATGGTGATGATATTCTTGTTCCACTCTATAACGAAGAAGAGAAAGCAAAGTTAGTATTTGGTATGCTTGCAGAGAGAGGAATTAATCTACTCGACCATCTTGAGAATTGTCTTGCCGAAGTTGGATTCAATGCTGGTGTTGTTATGTCTATCAATGAGACAATGAGTAAAGTTGGAGACATGATGCATTCTATCGGAGAGATTCAATATAGAAAAGAAAAACTTGCGAATGAAAGAGTTCATCTAGAAATTCAAAAGTATAAAGCCGATCTCAAGAAAAGAGAGATTGATATCAAAGAAAAGGTCGCAGATGCAGGACCATCTAACACTAACATCGTTGCGGTTGGTAGTGCGAGTGATCTTCTTGAACTTATGGGAAGTAAAAATATTAACAATATACAAGAGGCAAATATAATTGGAGAAGACGATGGCGAAGAAAGCGAATAGTCTAGTACCTGATCCTGGTCGCAAGATTGAGTTTACAGAAGATATGGTGAAAGAACTATATCATTGTAAACAGGATGTACAATATTTCGCAAATAATTATTGCTTTGTAATTCATCCATCACTTGGTAAAGTAAGAGCAGATCTCTATGATTTCCAGAAGAGGATGATTGATGGAGTAACAAAGAATAGACAGACCATTATCCTTGCCCCACGACAATGTGGGAAAGCGTTAAGTTTAGATACACCCATATTAACACCAACAGGATTCAAGAATCTTGGATCTATAAAAGTAAATGATATTATATATGGTCAAGATGGTAAAGAGACTAGGGTTAAATTTATAACCGAGACAATGTATAAGCATGATGTATATGATATTGAGTTTGATACTGGAGAGATCATCAAAGCAGATGCAGAACATTTATGGAATGTTTCGAATTCTGATTGGATGGTGGGAAAAAAGACACTCAAGACTGAAGACTTGATACCGATACACAAAAGATTACAGTCTAGATACAAACCATCTTCTTTGTATATCAATACATGTAACTCAGTGGAGTTTAATATTCGGGATATAAATATACATCCTTATGTTTTGGGAGTCTGGATTGGAGATGGAAGTAGATGTGACGGAAGAATTACATGTCACATAGATGACTATACTCATTATAAATTGAAATTCAAAGAATGTGGTTATGATATTTCTGAGTTCAGACCAGATAAAAGAAGAGTTACGACAGGAGCATTTAATGTTATTGGATTAGTAACTCAACTTAAAACGTATGGATTGATTAAAAATAAACATATACCAGTTGATTACTATTTGAATACTGTTGAATCTAGATTGAATCTTATTCGCGGCCTGATGGATTCAGATGGATATTGTAGGAAGGGAGGGAGTTGTTGTTTTTATCAATCAAATGAAGAGATTATTGATAGTGTATCAGATATTTTAATTTCGCTAGGCATTAAGGTCCATAAGACTGTAAAGAAAACAACACATAAACCATGCTATACGTTGTGTTTTGCAACAACAGAATTGGATATATTTTCTCTTCCTCGTAAACTTGAGGTTCAAAAACGATGTAAAGGGCATCCTAAAAATAATAGAATTTATATCAGATCTATTACTAAATGTGAATCTATTCCAGTTAGATGTCTACAAGTAGATAATGATGATCATCTATTTCTGTGTGGTAGGACTCTTATTCCAACGCATAATACTACAGCAATTTCACTTGTTATTCTCCACTACGCAATGTTCACTCCATATAAATGCTGTGCAATTTTAGCGAACAAAGATGCCAAGTCTATGAGTATCCTTAATGATGTTAAGACTGCATTTGAGCATCTTCCTGATTGGATGAAGTTAGGTTGTATTGAATGGAATGCACATACGATTAAATTTGAGAATGGATCTAAGATCTTTGCTTCAGCAACATCTAAGGATGCAATTGCTGGTGAAGCCGTTTCATTCCTCTATATTGATGAATGTGCTTTGATTCCAGAAAACCTTGCACAAGAATTCTATAAAGCAAACTATCCTACAATTTCCAAGGGTGAGAAGTTAGTTATAACATCTACTGCTAGAGGTGTTGGAAATCTATTCCATTCTTTGTGGAAGGGTGCTATAGATAAAACAAATACTTATGTTCCAATTCGAGTAGACTATTGGGAAGTTCCTGAGTATTCATCTGCTTTGTGGAAAGAGAACATGATAGCCGATATTGGTCTTATCGGATTCAACTCAGAGTATGGTAATCATTTTATTGGATCACAGACAACTATTGTTGCTGCACATGCTTTGAAACTTATGAAGAGTATGAAACCAATTCGAGAGATTTCTATACATGATGGATACTATCGAGTCTATGAAGAATTTGATTCTAGTAAACCGTACATTGCATCTATTGATGTATCTACTGGTAGCGGAAATGACTTCTCAGTTACAAACATCTTTAGAGTAGATTGGAGACAACCAATTGAAGAAGATGTCTTAGAGTATCAACGTAAGTCAGAAGATGTTCCTGAGATCGTTATCTACAAACTAACACAAGCGGCAATCTTTAGATCTAATCTTTGCAACATTCCAAACTTTGTAGACTATACGTTTGAGATTCTTCCTCAATGGGGAGATCCATATCTTATACTAGAGAACAATGGTATTGGTCAATCATTCGCGGATAAGATGCTTAGTGAGTATTATTGGGAGAATGCTTACTATCATCCTAACGTTAAGAGTGGTGCTTCGATAACAGTTGGTATTAACTCCAACTCATCTACGAAAACTAAGATGGTAAACGCATTGAAGAAATTTGCGGAGAGTGGTAAACTTCAGATCAACGATTCTAATACTGTGAATGAATTCTTAACATATATCGAGAAAAAATCCTCTTCTGGAAATAGTCGCTTCCAAGCAGAGGATGGTAGTTACGATGACTGCATTGTATCAACAGGTTGGGCATGTTTCCTTGCCGACACCGTTTACATGCAAGATGTTCTTACCTTCGTTTAAATTGAATTGATGCAATTCTTTATCATTACTTGGAAGTCATTCTTTTGAATTTCCTGATTAGAGTATGAATCTCTAAAGAACTTCTTGTTCCACCAGATCTTTAGGTCAGATTCTTTGTAATGAAAATTAGGTGTGATTTCAGGGCAATCATCTTCGTGATGGATTCCTAATTTCTCCCACTTCTTCTTATATGAACACGTACATATGTTTTCTATATGTTTGCCACCTATATATGAGACTCCGTATCTTCTACATAGTTGCATTTCCATATTAATTCTTTCGGTCTTGAGTATTAGTGCTTTACTATAAAGTGGGTGTTTACGGAATGTCTGATCGATATCTACCCAATTGGTGTGAAAGCATTCGAGGGAGTGACAATTTTTAGAAGAGAACTCTTTTAGTTTAACACTATATCCACATGGACAGGTTCCAACGAAATGCATCTTAATAAAAAATACTTCGTTGTTATGATTACATCCCGATCTAACCTTGCCTTGTTGGGCACCTGTGATTTTTCGAACAAGAGGTTCAAGGATTTCTTCCCATCCCTCATGCCGTAGTATTGGAAACCCTTTCCTGATAGACTTAGTTACAAACATTACATCTCCCTTATTTTGATTAAATAACTTGACTATGTATATTTATATGCTATAATACCATAGAGTGATTAGAAATGCAAGTAGTTTTTTAAATAAAAGGAGATGAGATGAATTGGAATGAGTACTTTATAAAAATGCTAGATTCAATAAAAATTAAATCCAAAGATAAATCTACACAAGTGGGTGCTATCATTGTCGGTAAAGATAATAACATTTTATCTACGGGGTTCAATGGGTTCCCTAGAGGGGTCTATGAGTCTATCAATGATGTATATAGTCCTATGCCACAACATACAAAGTATCTCATGGATGAAGAAATTGAGAAAAGACACAATAGACCCGACAAGTATCTTTGGACAGAACATGCTGAGAGAAACGCTATCTATAATGCCGCTAGGCATGGTGTGGCATTAGATGGGGCAAAGATTTATGTTGATTGGATTCCATGTGCAGACTGTGCAAGAGCGATAATCCAGTCAGGGATCTTAGAAGTTGTTATAGATGCTAGAGATGGAGAATCTAAAGAAGCATATTGGAATGAGAGATGGGAAGATCAGATGATCGTTTCAAATAAGATGTTCTCTGAATCCAAAGTATTGCTCACAAAGTTTAAATAATTTTATTAAAAACCTCATGATCTAAACGTATAAATAGTATAGATATATATATAACAGTTATATATATAATTGTACGAAAGGATTAGATATGGGGTTTAGTGACTTAAATGATTTTTTGGAAGATGTTAATCGAGATAGATCAAAGAAGAAGATTGCACCTCCAAAACCAAAAACAGAACGTAAGCATTATAAAATCATTAGCGAAGATTTCTCAATGTTTCTTGAGAGTTTAGAAGAAGGAGAGACACCTTCTGCTTACTCTAACAATCTTATTGACGATTTCGAGTATGGTACATTAGATGATGCTTTAGATTCCCTACCACCACCTCCTAAAAATCTTGGTGAAAGTGAGAAACTCGATGAGATTTCTCCTGCTGATATCCAAAAAGATCTTAGTGTAGATGTTTTGGATGACGTTACCAAACTCAAAGACAAACAAAAAGGCAAAGGTGTTGCTGCTCAGACTGCAAGACTGATTCATAACTCCACAGTTAAAGCAATTACAGACGAGAGTGGTAGTGAATGGGATCTTGAACAGTTGATTGGAAAACTTTCACATCGTCCTGTTGACATGCTTGCACAGAACTCTAAGATTGCAATATCGGGAGCAAAAAATGCTGTCTTCTATAACTTTGGTCTTCCTGCCTATCATGGTTTATTCTTTGATGAAACCACAAAAGAATTTAAACTAGTAAAGACTTGCCCATCTGCTGGAGCATGTCAAGCATTCTGCTACGCATCTAAGGGTGGTTATGTAATGTTTCCTGGATCTTCTTTGAAGACAGGTAGCATTCTTAATTTCCTATTGAATGATCCAGAAGGTTTTAAAACACAATTGGTTGATGAGATCAATCTTATCAATGAAAAGAATAAGAAGACTGGTAAGAAGTTGGTTATCCGTTGGCATGATTCGGGTGACTTCTTCAATGATTCATATACAGATCTTGCATTTGAAGTTGCTAGAGAGACTCCAGATGTTAAGCATTACGCATATACCAAACAAGTTAACATAATGCGAAATAAAGAAATCCCTGATAACTTTATTATAAGTTTCTCTACTGGTGGAACTCAAGATAAGAGTATTCTACCTACAGATAAACAAGCAGATGTTATTCCAAAACCACTATTTAAAGGTCTTAATCTGAAAGATATTAACGATCAAGATATTTTAAAAGATCGTGCTGCTGAGAAATTGAATCTAGAAAGAGATAGTATTATCACTTATGATGAGTTGATTAAGATTCCAGAGTCTGATGAACCGCAGTATAATGTTTTGGTTTGGAAGGGTCATGGAGATGATGCCGCAACAAGAAAGGATGTAATTGGTACGTTGCTGCTGGCACACTAGAATAGATACAAGGGGAGAGAATGTCACAAACATCTTGTTTAGATTGTTTTCGGAAACACATTGCAACTGCTATGGTATTTGAAGATGAAGCGGCGATAGGAAATGCTTATCCGCTTCATAAATGGTTTGCTATTGGTGAACTAAATGCTGCTGCTAAAGAAGTTGTAAAAGAATATCCTATCCTTGCTCAAATGACAAGAGAGTTTTGTAGAGCATATCAGGATACAGGATCAAGCGTACCAACCGAAGAACTAATTATACTCGCTAATCAACTTGCGGATGGAGAAGAAGAATTTACAGATTGAAATGAACTGTAAAAAGGAAAAGAAAAATGGCAAATAGTTTACTGGAGTCGCTAACCAAAACCTAATCGCCCATGGTGGATGCTACGTAGTGCGTGTGAGCAACTTCTTAAAGTTGGGCATGGCGAACGAGAATATCTTTGGATGGGGTCCAGACGACAAGTGCCTATCGACGCAAGCTGAATTAAGCGGAATAAAGAACGTCTGGATTGATGGACCGATCTATCATTTGGAACATGGTGAACAGGGTCAAATATTTTCTAAGGCATATGGAAAAAACTATGAGGAATATGCCAAGGTAAAGAACATGTCTGTAGATCAGTTCAGTGATTACAAGAAATCTTGGTCTTGGATACCAAAATATCCAAGATAGACATAGTAATTTTTGTTTGTGAAATAATAAAAAACATTCTATATAAAAGACATTTTGGTCATAAATAATAGTAAAGAATGAGAGTAAATCATATCAAACTACTGTGATTAGTAAGTCAAAATATACCAAACTCTCATTCTGTATTTTTTATTACCCCGATATTTTTGTCGGGGTTTTTTATTTACCATGATAAATATATTAGAAACTATTTAAAGTACAATTAAGGGAGTAGATAATGAAGTATCGCGTTCTAATCGACAAGAAGACTGGAGAGGTTATCGACAGCCGTCCGATGGATGAAGTAAATAACGGAAGACCATTCAGCGCACACGAGCTGAAGATCTTTGACGTTGTAGATACTGAAGATATTCCAGAAGGAACAAAACCGACAGAGGTCATGGTAGCAGGGAAGAAAGCAAAGTCAGAAAAGATCTCTGCAAAGTTTGCTGATGATGTGGATGTTAAAACGGCCAAGAAAATCCTTGAGCGTCATGGATACACAGTTACCAAGGAGACGATCTAATGGCTAA